ACCCTGCTTGAGTTGTGGCGTAAGGGCATCCCCCAGCGCCAGGCTTACAGCAGTTATGCCATTTTGCATCAGCGTGAGTTTGTTTTCGGTAGTGTCTGCGCGGGAGTCATACTCTTTTTGCATTGAGCCAGCATACTGCTGTGCATCAGCAACCTTACCGAAGTTTTTGCGAAGCAGGTCGAGATTGTTAAGAAGCGGTGCAATAGCCTTTATCGACTCTCTTCCGAACAGCCATTCTAGTGCTTTTGATTTGCTTTCTTCAGGAAGATTTTTAATCCCTTCCAGCACCTTAAGCATGGTCGCTTTTGAGTCCTTCACCATGCCACTGGCGAGAGACTTAGGTGTCATCCCGATCTTTTTCAGGACCTTTTTTGCATTACCGGTATTGGCATTGGAGAGCGAAAGCATGAAGTTCTGAATGCCGGTACTGGCTACTTCAGACTGGACACCCATCCCTGCGATGGTTGCACCCAGCGCGGCAAGATTTCCCGTTGAAACGTGGTTGACCGCCGCGAGTGATCCCACGCTGGTGACTATTTCAGAGATTTTAGCTGCGCTGGCAGGGCCGGTATTACCGAGGTAGTTCACCTTGTCCGCCAGTCCGACAACATCTTTCTGCGTCATTTTGAAAGCGGTTCGCCAGGTCGCCATCATCTGACCGGACTCTTCCGCAGTCTGATCAAACGCAATACCCATTTTGGCAGCATCTTCTGCAAACCTGACAAGTTCACCTCGGGCGATGCCAGCCTGACCTGCTGCGGCAACAATCTGACCGATACCGTCTGCCGTGATCGGCAGTTTTGTTGACAGGTCAATAACGTCCTGGCTCATTTTCCTGAAAGCGTCAGCGTTATCCAGACCGTCAACGACCTTGCGGATATCAGCCATTGTTGATTCGAACTTAATGGCCTGATTTACAGGGATAGCCAGCGCACCCAGGATGGATGCGCCAATAGCAGTTGCTCCAACAGCCAGCGAAGAGAATTCCTTCTGAAATCCCTTCAGCTGGCGCTGCATTCCTTTCATGGGTCCGGTGAGCTGGTCAACGGCAGTGATTATGGCTTTTAACTGGAAGCTGTCAGCCATTCTTTATTTCCTCGCTTATGCGTACTGCTTCTTCCTCAAGCTCCAGAAAATCGGAAAGAGCTGACCGCTTCAGTTCAAGAGGGTTTATTCGCCAGAAGTGAGCGACGTTGTAACATCGCTGCCGGAGATTTCTCCCGCTCCCGAGCCGGTAAAAAAACCCAGAATCGTCATTGAGGCTTTGAAAATATCAATTTTCGCCATCTGGCTGGCAGATGATCGCGGAATCACGGCCAGTACCGGGATATAGCGCAGCGATACCGAGCTGTCGATTTTGATATTGCCTTCAGAGCCAATGGTAAAAGGAAAACCGACTTGCTCAATCTCATCGAAAGATGGCTCACGCAGCTCCAGCACATGAATAGTCTCACCATGTGCCGTAATGGGTTTTGAAAGCTGAAGTTCACTCACTGATAGAATCCTTCTGAGCCGTGGAATTCGAGGTCTACCGTACCCTCTTCCGCATTGTGGTTTGCCTCACCGAACTGGAACGCTTCAGACAGCACGTAAACCATGCCGTTAGCCAGTTCGGCGGTGATGGTCATCTGATCTGAATCCATCAGTTTTGTGACCGGGAACGCCTTCGGCACCTTAAAGGTGCCTTTGACGTACGGTGCGCGGTGCGTCTCTTTATAATCGACGTCACCGGCCAGGCCGATTACGTCATCACGCACTTTGGTGTTCATCGGCACCTCAATGCCGCCGGTCAGCGACAACTGCTGGCCGTCCACCTTGACGTATGCTGTACCCGCAATCTTTGCCATTACGCGGTCTCCTCGCTGTATTGCAGACGGAACTGATTAAGCAGCGCAAAGACGCGCAGCTGGTTGACGTAATCCGGCGGGAACATTACATCCACGCGGGTCGGATCACTGACATTGCGCTCCACCACCAGATGCTGCTTGAAGAGGTCGAAATTCTCCACAATGCCCGCCCGCTCCATGATCCGGTAGCTGGCGCACATCTCACCTTTCAGCACGGCAGGAGTTACGATGGCCTGACCCGGACCGAAGCGCGTACCGTCATTCGCCAGCTTATGGCGCGGGTACTTACTGGTGATGATGCTTTTCAGCTGACGGATAACGTAGGCGCTGGTATGCAGCGTTTCGCTGTCGAGGTAGCTGTTGTCCGCCACGCCATAGGCGTTTTTCTGATAGGTAGTAATGTCGCGCTGAATGCGCAGCACGCCGCTCTCAGCGTAGGCCGTGGCAATACCGTGCTTCAGCAGCGACTGCTGCTCGGTCAGGGTAAAGCGGCTTCCTGCCGGTGCCGGTAATGCGCCGGTCAGCTCACCGGTCTGCGTCGGGCGGGCCGGGTCAGTGCGGATAAACACGGCGTTGCGTGCGGTGCGCAGTGCGACCAGCTCATCAGCAGCGGTCTGAACGGCAGGCTCATAACCGGCTACGGTAATGTGCTGGTTGTTCATGGTGTCGCCAAATGCAACCAGGTCTGACAGCGTGCCGATTTTCGCCGTGTAAACATGACCGTAAAGCCCACGCGCATAGCCCCAGCGACCGGAAGAATCGTTCATCTCCAGCGCCAGTGTCGCCAGCGAGGCGGAATCACTGAACGGCGTGCCGATGAAGTCAAACGGCTCATCGCCCATCGCGGCCACGGTCGCAGCCAGTGACGGTGAACCCGTACCGCCCGCCATGGCGGCAATCGCAACGTTAACGCCGTCAGGTGTGGTTTCACTTCCCACGGTGCCGTAGTAGTTCAGCGCCAGAGGAATGCTGTTGCCGGTAATGCCTTTGTGACGTGCAGTAAGTGTCACGGCTCCAGCCGCAGCAGCGGCGGTCACCGGCAGGTCGGCGTTGGCGTTAATGGCAGCGGCCAGCGTTGCAGCCACGGCTGCAGGAGCGTCGCCGGTCACTACGGCGGCCTGAATACGATCTGCGCCGATATACAGGCTGAGTGAACCTGATGCCTGCGCATTGCCGGTCAGCGTCACGGTACCTTTGGCAGTTTCGCCTTCCGGCTCGGTTACCGCGATAACCCAGAGCTCACCAAACGGGTCAACGGCACGGTAACGTGCCACCATACGGGCCAGCTGGCTGCCACGGCCTGCAACCTTACCCGCCAGCGCGGCAGACGGCATGATGGTGAGTTTGTTTTTAACGATGGTGCTGTCAGCTGAGGCGAGGCCAATCAGCAGCGACGGGCCGCTGCTCTGCGTGGTGTTCGCTTCGCTGTTGTCCATTTCGGCCCAGAACAGCGGCACGCGGAGGTCTGACGGAATAGTGGGGAACGAGACTGACATTATTCACCGCCCTTTTTCTTGGCGTCAGCAGCAGTTTTTTCTTCTTCCGCGCTGACTTCTTCGACATCACCATCCGCAATGCGGCGGTGCCAGTAGCTGCTCTCTTCGACGTTCCGGCCTTCTGAAGGCAGCAGATCGCCCCGGACAGGGTCAGGAACTGACCGCCCGCGCTTGGGTCTGAGTTGCATGATTTACTCGCTGAGGTTGATTTGGGTGTGGTGTTCGATAATGCCGTCAGGACCATTGCCCGGATTGATGTAGTCAACATTGATGTCGACCGTTTTCAACTCGTCCAGGGCGTCGAGATCATCATGCTGGCGTGTGTCCTCTTCGGTGATTTCCCGCGTCAGCATGAATTCAAACTGGTAGTAGAGGCGGCCCCGATCCATGTCCAGAAGCTGACCGCCGGAATACGCAACCGGGCCTGCGTCGTCGTCAGGCTCCCAGCCCAAGAGCGCCTTCCAGATTTGCTGCCGCACGTCATGCACGGCATCATACCCGGCTGCCTGACCGCGCTCATCGCGCGTGTTGTCCAGCACCACTACTACCGCAAAGCCTTCTGTCACGTTCTGCCAGTAGTCAGTCAGGGACTTCTGCTCAGCGGTGACGTCTTCAGTCGGCACCACATACGCCGCAGGCAGCTTCATCTTCCCGGTTTCGGGGATAGACTTGAATTCAGCCGCCCCGGCTACGTTGCCCGCGAACATCGGACATCGCGCCCGGAGAGCGGCGATCACCAGTGAAAGCTTCATTTCTTTTTCCTTTCAGGACGAAGGGAGGTGCGTAGCGCACGGGTCAGCACATAACGTGTCCACGTTTTGCGCGCCTCCAGCACTTCGGTCATGTAGTTTTTGCGTGGTGCAACGCGCCAGCCATTGCCACCGGACTTACCCTTGTGGTGACTCTTTTTGCGCTTAGACCCACGCTTGATGCCGTAGAACAGAAACGCGGGGTAGAAGTCACCCTCAATAAGGCGGTTGCCCTCACCCCGCTTCTGGTTTGGCGCGATGCGCACCATCAGGCCCGGACGGCTTTTTGATGCGCGGGGAACGTAATAGCCGATGGAACGCGCCAGCCTGCCGGTTCTGAATCCCGGATACTCGCCCGGAGCAGAACGACCACGACGCATAACCTGACGCCGGGCATCACGCATGTGAACCTGACCAATCTGAATGAAGGCGCGGCGCATTTTTGCCCGGTTGAAAACGAGGTCTTTTGGCTGCTGAAAATCAACGTGCAGAAGCGGCTTAGCCATACATCCCTCCGTCACGCTCCACCGCGCCGAGCGCCTCACACTCCAGCAGCAGATAGCGACCAGCAGAGTTGAGGTCGCGCAGGCGCTTAACGCGATACACGTAACCGCTGTAAACCACCTCAAAATCGGAAGTGATGCCCCGGCGGTAACGGATAGTCATGTAGTGGGTTATGGTGTCATCAGCATGAATGGATTCGTGATAGGTGGTTGCACCCACCTGCCGGACCTTCGCCCACACGTCCTTTTCATTCTGATAGACCGGCTCTGTGCCGTAGTCCGCCGCCGCCTGGTCGATGCGCTGGCGCATGTGAATGCGCTTATTTAGCTCACCGGGATCGGGCAGCGTGTAAATAGCGCTGGTATTTGATGAGCGTCGCTGCATGCTTAATATCCTGAAGATGGTAAGCGTCGGGGATGAAGAAGAAACTCAAATGCCTGCGGCGTCTCCGTCATTTCCAGCTCTGAGACTGAGCTGCGGTGTTCATACCAGTGGCTGACCAGCATCAATAAACCCAGCCGGATATCCTCTGTTATCACCATGCCGTCCGTATCAAGCGGGGCAACATCTGCCACCGTTTTATAAAGATTGCGGTTGAGGTAGGTAACCGCTTTTGCCTCGGCTGCAAGTGCCAGCAACTGCAGGTGGCTATCTTCATCCGTGAAGTCGCTCTCCAGTCGGCACTGCTGTTTTATTTCTTCAAGTGTCAGCAGCATGACAACGCCTTATTTTTTGGCTTTTTCCTTCGCCTCAGCTG